GGCCACCTCGCAGGCTAGCGAGTTCTCCCGGAACCAGAACCAGGGCACTGGCGATGGTTCGCAGGTTGATGAACCCTTGCCGGCGGTGCAGGCCACCTCGCAGGCTAGCGAGTTCTCCCGGAACCAGAACCAGGGCACTGGCGATGGTTCGCAGGTTGATGAACCCTTGCCGGCGGTGCAGGCCACCAGCTCTTTGCCGACCCTCAGTGCGCAGCAGATGATTGACGAATTCTCTGCGCAAATCGATGCCGCCGAGCTTGCCCTCAACGAGCAAGCCTCCACGGCAGAGGTCGTTGAAGAGCCCACCCTGGTCTCCGGTGCACCGGAGACCAGGGGAGACTCCAACGGCCATTTCGTCGTACCCAAATCCTCATCTCACGAGCCCTCCCACGATTGGGAGGAATCTGGATCCGATTCAAATCAGGAGGGTGACGGATTCAAATCCGCCGGGTCGGGACGGGACGGGAACGGGCAGGGCACCGCTCGCGGTAGCGAGCAGAGTGCCCCCGTAACTGGCCCCTCCGCTGGGACTCAATTACTCCGAATCGATTTGAATCATGAGGGTGACGGATTCGGATATGCCGGGTCGGGTCGGGACGGGGAAGCCGTTAAAAACCTGACCACCTCTGAACCTAAACGCTCTCGTCATCGCCGAGCTCGAACCCGCCGAACCAGCAGGAGGTAGAAGTGTGAAAGCACAAGACTATTTGATGCTCAATGCACGAACCATGACTGAAGCTCAATTCCAATCAGCAATCATCACCCTGGCAACCCGCCTGGGATGGATGCACTACCACACCCATGACTCCCGCAGGTCGGTGCCTGGATTTCCAGACCTGGTACTCGTCCACCCCATCAAGCGGCGAACCCTCTTCAGGGAATTGAAGACCATGAAGGGGCGAGTATCCGCAGCACAAATCCAGTGGCTCGACGCGCTCGCTTCGGCTGGTCAAGATGCTGGAGTGTGGAGACCCGACATGTGGACCGCAATCGTGAAGGAGCTGAGTCAATGACTGAGCAAGACACCATTGAGATGCGCCGCCGGGTGCGAGCCATCCTGAATGTCTTGGCCTTTGCCCATGTTCGAGCTGAGGATATGGGGGAGCCTGTAGAGGCACTCGAAGATGCTCCGTTGGAAATGGCGTTGCTAGATCAGCTTCGGCAGGCTGTCACTGAGCAGGGTGCGGAGCATGGGAAGGGGCCGTCGTCCTCTGGCTCGCGCTCGCCATTGGATGTTGCGGCGTTGGATTTGTGGACTGCGGTTGGTCACTCTGCTGCGGAGACTGCGGCAGCTGTTGGGGTGCCGGCGGGGAAGTCACCAGCTGATACCATGCGTGCCGTCCTGCCTCATATCGCTCATGCTAGTCTTCCTGTTCTGGTCTGGATTGGTGAGGAGTGGAGCGAGTGGGTGTCAAAGATTCAGGAGTACCTGAAACCGACACGCCGAACGCCGATAGACCGTGCGTGCCCCGTCTGCCATCAGAAGCTCCGAATCTGTCGAGATGAATTCGGGGCGACGGTGCAGAAGCCATGCCTGATTGCTGTCTGGGACATCGAGGGGGAGCAGGTACAGCGTGTCGAATGTTCTGCCTGCTCGGCAATCTGGCCGCGTGCTTTCCTGTGGAATCTGCTGTCTGCGGATGAGGAGGAGGAGACGCTGGTGAGGCTGTCCTCTGGTGGGTGACGTTGGCGCTTGCACAAGGGGGGATGATGACGCTAGACTATCCCGCTTACCACTGGTGTGTCCTCTGCATAGCAGGGGGGGGGGTGGTAATGATGCGGGAGACATGTTCAAGCGTGTCGGATTCTTCCTCTGGTGGGGGAGGAGGGAAGGCAAACAGCCTCCCCCACCAGATACCAGCCCGCAAGCCACAAATAAATAGTGGAAGAAGAAGGAGGAAGCCATGGCGACTAGCCGTACAGGCACCGCTCGCTGGAAGACCCTCCGGAAGAAGGAGCTCGCCGCTGCGTTTGAGCGTGGCGACATGCGTTGTCCTATTTGTTTCGTTGCCTACGATTGGCATCGGAGCAAGCAACCGAATAGCCCTGAGCTTGACCACGTGACAGCTCACGCTGAAGGTGGCAAAGATGTAGCGGAAAACGTTCGCGTCATCTGCCGTCAGTGCAACCAGCGACTCGGCGGAAAGCTAGGAGGCAAACGCTCTCAAGCTCGCAAGACAATCAGAATCGCTGAACCGATTCGACCGAAAACAACACTGATCCTTTAGCCCCAACCATCCACCCTAGCTGGTGACCTCTCACCGCTATAAGGGGGACATCATCAACCGGGGCAAACCACCTGAAGCAAACAGGACCAGGGGGGTACCCCCTCCCCCGGAGGGTGAGTTCGCGCCCTCCGGCGATAGCGATATATCCACAGCGATTTTCCACAAAATGCGGTTCGACAAGGAGTGATACCTTGAGTAAAGGCAAACCGAAGCAGCTCGAACCTATCGATTTCGAGGGAGCCACCCAAGAGGAAGGCTCCCTTTCTCATGCCACCGCAACCGGTACGCGCCTCGATAGGCTCCGTGCCCTGCGCAGCAAGCTCGCCGCGCACATCGACAACCCGAACACGCTGGCCCGTGACCTCGCCGCGCTCGCACGCCGATTCCAGGATCTCGATAAAGATATCGAAGAGTTGGAGCAGTTGGAGCAGCAGTACGGGGCAGAGATTGAAGGAGAGCACCATTATGAAGAAGATGCCCCCTTCGACCCGTCCACTCTCTGAGGTCGCCGCACAGCTCAAAGTGCCGGATGGGATTGTCTCGACCGGTTGGCCGTCTATTGCTCGGCAGCTCATGAAGATGAGCTACCCGCTCGACCCCTGGCAGATTGATATTGGCAAGCTCATCTTCGCGAAGCGCAAGGATGGGTTCTACGCCGCCGGCGTGGGTGGTGCCGCGCTGAGTCTGCCTCGACAGGTCGGTAAGACTCACATGATTGCTGGCTTTATCTTCGCTGCATGTATCGCTTCTCCGAATACGCTCGTCCTCTGGTCAGCGCACCGCGCTCGCACCCACAACGAGACGTTCCAGTCCATGCAGGGCATTGCGGCCCGCCCGGCAGTTGCCCCGTTCATCTCCCATGTCCGCCGCGGCGCCGGCCAGGAAGCCGTAGAGTTCGCGAATGGTTCACGAATTCTCTTCGGCGCTCGTGAAAGCGGCTTTGGTCGTGGCTTCGCAAAAGTGGACGTCATTGTGCTTGATGAGGCGCAGATTCTCACCGAGAAAGCGCTGGACGACATGCTCCCTGCTACCAACGCCGCCCCGAACGGCTTGGTCCTAATGATGGGAACGCCACCGAAGCCGACCGACCCCAGCGAAGTGTTCACACGACACCGCGCAGAGTCGCTCGCTGGAGACCGCGACAAGCTCTATATCGAGTGCGCAGCCGACCCCGGAGCCCGAGCCGACGATAAGAAGCAGTGGGCTAAGGCAAACCCCTCATACCCGACACGAGTCAGCGCTGTCGCAATTGAGCGCATGCGAAAGAACCTCACTCCCGATTCATTCAGGCGTGAGGCGCTCGGCATCTGGGACGAAGCCACAGCAACCCAGGCAGCCTTCACCCCTGAAGCTTGGCATGCGTGCGAGGGCGAAGCCCCCAAGGAAGGCCGCACCGTGTTCGGCGTGCGATTCTCGCCCGACGGTATGGAAGTCGCGCTCGCTGTCGCTCGCCGCCCGGATACTGGCGGCCCAATCTTCATCGAGGGCCTGCGATCTGAACCTCTGTCCAATGGCACCGGCTGGCTCGTAGACTTCCTCGCCGCGCATGCCTCCCGCGCTGCCCAGATTGTTATCGACGGCAAGGCGGGTATCGGCTACCTCACGAACGCGCTCCGTGAAGCAGGCGTGAAATCCAAGACGCTCATCTGGCAGCCATCACTGGACCAAGTCATTGTTGCTCACGCAACGGTAGAGCAGGCAATCATCGGCAAGGACCTCGCTCACAGCAACCAGCCTGAACTGACCCAGCAGGTGCTCTCCTGTACCCGCCGAAAGATTGGCAACCGAGGAGGTTTCGGCTGGCAAGCTGCAGAAGGCGGTAGCGTCACGATGTTTGAAGCTGCCACGCTGGCTTACTGGGGCGCACGCGTAACCAAACGCAACCCCGCACGGAAACAAAGGATTAGCGTATGAGTGACTTCTTCCCTATCCCCGCCGATGGTGGGGATATTTTTACGCCCACCGAGTTGGCGCAGCTACGGCTCATGCGAGACCAGCTACAGGCCAAGCGCGCCAGGAACCGGGTGCGACAGAACTATTACGACCAGCGTGTAGGGCTCAAAGATCTGGGTATCTCGATTCCTCCGCAGCTGCGAAATATCGATTCGGTGCTCGGGTGGCCGGCCAAGACCGTGGATGTGCTCGCTGACCGTATCCGATTTGAGAAGTTCATCTCGACTCATGAGAGCAATACCGACCCGTTCGGTTTGAATGAGCTGGTGGCGCAGAACGATTTTCAGGAGGTGTTCGCCCAGGCGGCATCCTCCGCTCTGATTAATTCGTGCGCATTCATCACGGTCACTCAGGGCGATACTGAGGCAGGCGAGCCGGAGGTTCTTTGGCTGCCGCGTAGCGCTCACTGGGCTACTGGGCTGTGGGATCAGCGCAAGCGCTCACTCGCCGCCGGGTTGTCTGTGACTCGTACGGATACGGACGAATTTGGGGACGTGACGGTGCGCGAGGTAACCGTGTACCTGCCGGATAAGACGGTGGTGCTCAGGTTCCCTGCGGCTGGTGAGCGTGCTGAGGCTACCGCTGTTGTGCTGCCGAACCCAGTGGGGCGTCCTTTGATGGTTGCTCTGGTGGTGGGGGCTGACCTGCGCCGCCCGTTTGGGCGCTCGCGGATTACACGGGCGGTCATGTCGCTCACGGATTCAGCGGTGCGTACGATTGTGCGTTCCGAGGTTGCGGCGGAGTTTTTCTCGACGCCGCAGCGCGCGATTCTGGGCGCGGACCCGGAGGCGTTGGAAGCGTCGAAGTGGGACGCGGTCATGTCGAAGATGCTCGCGATTAGCAGGGATGAGAACGGTGAGCTACCGCAGATTCAGCAGTTCTCACAGATGTCGATGCAACCGCATACTGAGCAGTTGCGGCAGTGGGCGGCGTTGCTGGCGGCGGAGTCGTCTATCCCGTTGGATGAGCTTGGTTTTCCCTCTGATAACCCTTCGAGTGATTCGGCGATTCAGTCGCAACGCGACCCGTTGCGGCTGGCGGCGGAGCGCTGTATCAGGGGGTTCCAGTCTGCGTTGCGTCAGGTTGCTGTGCTGACGGTTGCTCTGCAGCATGGGTGGGAAACCGCCCAGGAAGTAACAACTGTACAGGCGCACTTCGCGCCGACGGTGCATGTCTCGGATGCGGCTGCGGCGGATGCTGTGCTGAAACAAGTGCAGGTCATGCCGTGGCTCGCGGAATCCGGCGTGGTGCTGGAGAAGCTCGGATACAGTGCGGCAACAGCGGAACGGCTCATGAGTGATAAGCGGCGTGCCGAAGGCGTCCAGGCTCTTGGGTTCTATAAGCAGTACAAGGAACGCAAGGATGCTGAGAAGGCGCAGCGGCAGGAGAAGCTCGCGAAGCAACCGCTGGGTGAGTTTGAAGTAACAGAATAACGGAATGATGGCGAGGTACCCCCGGTATGGATATGCAGGATATTAGGTACCTCGCCGAAGGTTTGAACGGTATCGTGGCGGAAGCTACAGATCTGTTTGAGGCACGCATCAGGGAACTTGTTGAGCAGGGTGCACCGTGGGAACTGGTGCGTGAAGAAGCACGCCGCATGTTCATCTCACTGGTGGACGGATACCGTGTGCAGGCTGAAGCCTCGGGGGAGGAATGGTACCGGTATCTGCGGGAGCTCGCTGTGGGGGAGGCCGCTGGGTTGCCTTCTGTTGAGGTGCCGCTGGTGGAGCACAGAAAGCTGAGCTCTGCTGTCTGGTGGGCTTCGCAGTGGCTGGAAGAGCCGAACGTGGATGTGGAGCGTGCACTGGCGGTGCTGTCCGAGCGACTCGACCAGTTCATCAAGCATGCCGGGCGTGAGAAGGTCACGCAGCTTGCGGTGGCTGATCCGGTGGCGAAGCGTTTCGGGCGTGTGCCGGTGGGTTCCACCTGCACCTGGTGTGAGATGCTCGCTTCGCGCGGGTTCGTCTACACTAGCCCTAAGAGCGCTGGTCTGTTTATGCGGTTCCATTACAAGTGCGATTGCCAGGTGGTGCCCGGGTTTGAGGGCAAGAACCCGGTGGAGGGTTACGATCCTGGCGTGTATAAGGCTCGGTATGATGCGGCTGTTGCGGCGTTGCGTGCGGAGTCGAAGCCTGGAACACGCTTTGTTGATCGGGACGTGTCGCGGCAGATGGGGCTAATGTTTCCCGAGGTGTACGGCCGTAAACCGGCGGCTCAGGTCTGGGCTGGTGAGGATATCCCTCTTGGAGATGGTGTTGCTGCGCGTGTGTCGGCAGAACACACCAAGCAGGATGCTCAAGCGTTACAGCGCTGGGCAGAAGGTAAACAGCCGGGTGGGACACCGTATTATGTGCGGCTGCAGAAGGCGATTCTGGGTGAGGTTCCCTGGACTCCTGAGCTGAAGAAGTTTCGTCGTGAGTTGGATAGCGCGATTGACCGGTCGGTGGCTTTGGAACCGTTTACGGTCTCGCGGTGGGCTCCGTTAGAGACTTTCGGTGTGGGAAAGGTTCAGGAGTTGTACTCGCTTCGGGGTTCTTCCATAGAGCATAGACCGTATATCGCTACTGCTGATAAACCTAGTGGGGTAAAAACTGGCAGCGGACGAGTTCAGATGCGCGTGTATGTTCCTGCAGGGTCTGGGCTTGCGCCGGTATGGGAACACACAGAGAAATATCGGGGGCAGCGGGAAGTTCTGCTATTACGCGGTGGTATGCTTGACATATTAAAGGTCAGGCGTATGCCTGACGGTTCCCCACTGGTTTTTGCATATTATCAGGAGATTCCCCATGAGTAGCGAGATCGCAGAAGAAGCTTACGATTATCGTGAAGACCCTGAGTATTGGCGTGCTCCGTTCGATTTTACGAAGCCCACGTTTGATGTAAATACTCCGGAGGGGTGGATGCGTGCTGAGTTGATGGGGCGTTCTTTTAATGCTCCGGCTGCGCGCCCCGGTGCCGAGTATGAGTGGGGTTTAGCAGAGATCAAGCGTAGGTATGAAGCTAAGGAATTCCCCTTCGACGATAGCGAAGTAACCCTTTTGTATCGTGAGAAGGTAGCTAATGGTGAGTTGCCGGATGTTTATGCTGGCACTCCATACGATTTGGCGCTTCTGCCTTTTTAACATAGTTTCCCTTTCCGTCCGGGGTTTTGGGCGGCATAACCGAATATAGAACATATTTTTACAACACCACCCGTGTAGACGAGTTTTCGTCTGCGCCGGGTGGTGTTGGTGCTTAACGAAGCAAGGAGCAACCCTATGAGTGAGAACACCACAGTCGAGACGGCAGAAGCCTCCGAGCAGCCGCAGGGAACCCCCGCGGATGTCGCGGCGGCGCAGCACGAGCACATGGAGGAACCCGCGTTCCGCACCATCACCTCGCAGCGCCAGCTTGACGCCATTATCGCCGAGCGACTCAAGCGTGAACGTGCAAAGTTTGCCGACTACGCTGACCTGCGCGAGAAGGCTGCCACCGTGGATGAGCTGACCACTCGTGCCGAGCAGGCAGAAGGGCGTCTAGCTGAGCTTGAGCACGCGGAGAAGGTGCGCGGATGGCGTGAAGCCGCCGCCGCCGAGTACGGTGTTCCTGCTTCCGCCCTGCGCGGGGAGACGCAGAAGGAGCTCAGCGAACACGCGGCGCTCCTGTCTGAGCTGCTCCACGGCGGTGCTACCGGTGGTGCGGCGGGTAACCGCACCGTCATCAAGACCGAGGGTGAAGGTGCGGGGCTTGCGCTCAATGGCGACCCGCTACTGGACAAGCTCAAGGGCGTCCTCGGCATCTAGCTAATCCTCTTCTAGGAAAGGAAAAACCGTTATGGCTATTACCGCCGCAACTAAGACCAGCAACCTCGCCGGGTTTATCCGCCCCGAGATTGCGCAGGCATACTTCGCAGAGGTTCAGAAGGCCTCTGTGGTGCAGTCTCTGGCACGTCAGGTGCCTCTCTCTGTCTCTGGTGAGGCTATCCCCGTCCTGACTGAGAAGCCCACCGCCTCCTGGGTGGAAGAAGGCGCTAAGAAGCCCACCACCCAGGCGGGGCTGACCATGAAGACCATGACCCCGAAGAAGATTGCCGCCATCGCGGTGGTCTCCGCCGAGGTCGTCCGTGCGAACCCCGGTAACTACATGGAAGTCCTTCGTCAGGAGATCGCCGAGTCGTTTGCTCGCGCGTTCGACGATGCCGTTATCCACGGCACCTCGAACCCGTTCGGCGTTGGCACTAACCTCGCCTCCACCAGTAAGGCTGTGAAGCTCGGTACTTCTCCTGCGAACAAGGGCGGTATCTTTGCCGACCTGAACTCGGGTCTGGATCTGCTGGTGAAGGACAAGAAGAAGCTCAACGGCTTCGTGTTCGATGACGTTGCTGAGCCGCTGTTTAACGCCTCGGTGGATGCTAACGGCCGCCCGCTGTTCGTGCCTGAGCCGACCGTGGCAACCGCTGCTGTGCGTTCCGGTACCGTGCTGGGTCGTCCCGCTTCGTTCGCTGATACCGTGGCGAACGGTACCGCTGCCGGTTCGGTGGTCGGTATCGGTGGTGACTTCTCGAAGGCGCTGTGGGGCACTGTGGGTGGTATCAACTTCGATGTGTCCACCGAGTCCACCGTGACGATTGGCAACCAGCTGGTCTCTCTGTGGGAGAACAACCTGGTCGCGATTCGCGCCGAGGCAGAGTTCGGTTGGCTCATTGAGTCCAACGCCCACTTCGTGAAGTACACCCTCTAACCTGGGCTGGAGGTGCGTGACCTGTGATGATGGATGATTTTCCCGAGGTCACCGTGGAGGCGTTGCGCTCGCGCTGGCCGGACATGCCGCCGGGCTCCGAAGAGCATGCTCGTGTCCTTCTTGAGGATGCGGGCGTACTCATCCGTGCGGCAGCACCCGGCTGGTTCAACCTGCCGGCAGAGGCTATCACGATTGTGGCGTGCCGGATGGTCAAGCGCGCCATGGCAGCAGGTGCATTCGTGGAGGGCGCGTCATCTTTGACGCAGACGGCGGGGCCTTTTAACCAGCAGGTTAGCTTCGCAAACCCGAACGGGGATTTGTACTTGACCAAGGCTGAGAAGAAGCTGCTCGGGGTCGGGTCGCAACGCGCCACCACCATTGACCTATTCCCTGCCCCCGGTTGCGGGATGGGAGGTGAAGTGCATGGGGTGGCTCAAACCCCGGTTCACGGTTTCACACTCGGCCTGGACTGAAGGAACATCTGATAGTTGGGGTGCCCCTACTCGGGGCTGGAGTGCTGCGGTGCAGGTTGAGGTGTTTGGGTGGGCTTCACCGGGCGCGGATTCTGAGATTCGGGATACCGCGACCGGGGTTCGCCGTGACCTTGACCTGTACTCCCCAACCGGGTTCACCCGCCCCCGCGACCGGGTAACCGTGGACGGGGTGCTGTACGAGTGCGTCGGCTGGCCAGAAGACTACACGCACGGCCCTTTCGGATTCAAGGCGGGTTACCGAATCAATCTCAAACGAGTGGAAGGCTGACAGGCGAGTATGGGCAAGACGAAGGTGAAGCTGACGTTGGCAGGGTTCTATGGTCTACGCACCAGCCCGGAGATGCTTGCCGCCCTGAACACGGAGGCGGCGAAGGTTCAGGCTCGCGCCGGGGCCGGGTTCGCATCCTCAGCAAAGGTCGGCGCGAAAACAGCAGCGGCGCGTGTCTACCCAACCGGTGCCGCTGGTATCCGGGCGGAAGCTAAGCACGGTGCCCTGTCCAAGGCTGTAGGCGGGTGGAACCGATGACACCACAGGTTGGTTCTAACCGTCTGCAGGCTCCGGATGTGTTCGCAGCGCTCCGCAAGGAGGTAAAAACCTGGTGGGATTCCCCGGTGTATGTCGCGGAGCCACCAAACCCGCGCCCGGACGGGGTGTTCGCAGTGTTCACCCCTTCGGGCGGTGACGAGGGGTCCCCTGCACATGGGCAACGAGCATTCATCGCCGACGTGTGGGGCTCCACCGCACATGGTGCGTACAACGCCGCGGAGACGTTGCGGGGTGTGCTGCGTGGCATCGTGAACCAGGATGTCATCGTGAACGGTGTGCAGCCCGTGCTGGTCTACGGTGTGGATCCTGTGGGGGGTGTGGTGTGGATGCCAGACCCCGACGATAAGATTCCGCGATTCCGGATGAACTTCACGGTGACGTACCGGAACACGCAAATTGACCTGTTATAGCCCCTGTTGTGGGGCAGGAAGGAGCATGTTATGGCGCTTGTTGCTGATAATGTGCGTGTCGCTGTTACCGGCGGCGTTTATGTTGGTGCCATCGGCACCGCAACCCCTGCTAACGCGACCGCCCCGGTGGACGCGAAGCTGAAGGACCTCGGCTACATCAGCGAGGACGGGGTGACTCAGAGCATCGACTCTGACACCAGCGAAATCAAGGCCTGGCAGAACGGTGACGTGGTGCGTGTCATCCAGACCTCGCACAAGGTCACTTTCCAGTTCACGCTCATCGAGACGAACGAGGAAGTGCTCAAGCTGTTCTACGCGGACACCACTGCGAACGGGTCGCTGGTGCGAATGACCGGTGCACAGTCCCCGCACCAGACGTTCGTGCTGGACGTTCTGGACGGCAAGAAGGTTCTGCGTATCGTCATCCCCGACGGTCAGGTAACCGAGCGTGGCGAGGTGACCTACAAGAACGGCGAGGCTGTCGGCTACCAGGTGACCGTCACCGCGTACCCTGACTCGCAGGGTGTGAAGGCGTACAAGCACTTGGGCACCAAGCTCTAAGAGGCTGGTTTAGATTTGCGGCATGCCCCCGGTTGCGCATGGTGGTTGGCTCCCTTTTTAGGGTTTCTGGAGCCGCACGCCGCGCACACCAAGGGGGTGTGCCGCGCTCGCTTCCCCCCAACGAAACCCTACCTATACGTTTTGATTTGGAAGGAAACCCCTCATGTCGGAGAAGAACTACGCGTTTACCCGCACCAGCGATAAGAAGGCTGCAGGTGGTGCGCCGGTCGTGAAGGTGAAGCTGCGCGGCAAGACCTGGCAGGTAGACCCCGCTGCGCTGGATGATGCGGAGCTGATGGAGCAGCTTCTCGCGATTGACGAAGGCAACCCCAAGGGCATGTTCTCCGCGGTGGAGTCCTTGCTCGGTGCCGAGGCAAAGCAGGACGTGTTCGACACGCTCCGCGACCCTGAGACCGGGCGTGTGACCATGACCTTGTTCACCGGGTTCTTTACCGACATGATGAACGCTTTGAACCCAAACTCCTAAAGCTCGCGGCTCTCCTGCGGGAGAACCGCGAGCTTGTGGAGATTGACCTCATCCGCTACTACCATGCCCCGTACGCCCGCCTTGCCGCGGAGTACGGGGCACAGTTGGTGGCGGCGATGGTCGTGAACCTGCCGCCAGATTCGGCGACCATGCGGCATTATTCGCAAGGTTGGGGGCTGGAAGCCCAGCTGCTTGCCGGGGTGTTTGACCGGCTAGTGGAGGCGAACTGGCAGCGCAGTGCAGACGGGCAGAAGGGGAGAAACAAGCCGAAGTCTCTGCCTCGCCCCGGTGTGCAGGGCGCTGGTGTGCGTGTCGGTTCGGGCAGTATGAGCCTGGACGAAGCGAAGTACTGGCTGGCGCAGCGGCGAGCCGGCGGTGGTGTCGTAGTGGGGCAGGAAACAATCAAATAACCGGATATAGGATGTGGTGATGGTATGGCTGGCGGGTATGAGCTTGCGAAGGCGTACGTGACTGTGCTCGCCTCGACCAAGGGCGCGGGCGCACAGATTGTGTCTGAGATTGGTGATGCTGGCGACCGTGCAGGTTCGCAGGCAGGCACTAAAGCGTCCTCCGCGTTTGGGCGTATCTTCTCATCTTCCGTTGCTCCACTGGTGGCGAAGGCTATCGGCGGTATCAGCATTGGCTCGGTTTTTGGTACCGCTTTTGCGAAGGGTTTTAACCGTCTGAAGGCGATTGATGTGGCGCAGGCGAAGCTTCGAGGTTTGGGCAACGATGCTGACGCGGTGTCGGTCATCATGCAGAACGCCTCGGCGTCTGTGAAAGGCACGGCGTTCGGTCTGGACGCTGCGGCGACCGCTGCGGCCGGCGCGGTCGCGGCCGGTATTCAGCCTGGCGAACGCTTGGAGGCAGTCCTGAAGTCCGTCTCGAATTCGGCTGCGGCGTCAGGCTCCACCATGGAGGAAATGGGCGCAATCTACAACAAGGTTGCGAGTGTCGGCAGGGCGCAGAACGACGTTTTGGCACAGGTTGCAGACCGAGGAATCCCGATCTACCAAGCGCTGGGCAAGCAGCTTGGCGTGACGGCAGAAGAAGTCTTCAAGATGGCCTCTGACGGCAAAATCAACTTCGAACAATTCGAGAAGGCAATGACCGACGCCGCCGGTACCGTGGCAACTGAAATGGGTAATACCCTCCCCGGTGCGTTCGCCAACGCACAGGCCGCGCTCGGTCGCTTCGGTGCAAACATCCTTACCGGCATATATCCGGCGCTCACCCAATTCTTCCTGGCATTCCAGGGGTGGATGAAGCCGGTCGAAGCATTCGGTAAGGTTATCGGCGCACAGATTGGGGCGGGTATCACCAAGGCTGGAGAAGCCATTAGCGCCTTTGCTGCGGGCTTCAAGTCCACCATGGGCGATGGTAAGAGCTTCACGGTCACCTTCGAGATTATCCGTGAAGAGATTGCCCGGTTTGCCTCAGCGTTCCAGACCCAAGGCGCGGGCATTGTCGGTGTAGCCCAGAAGGTAGGGGCATTCCTTGGGACCGTCTTACCTCCTCTGCTGCATTCCTTCGTCTCGGTTGCACTGAATATTATCCGAGTGGTGGGCTCCCTAGCGGTTGCGTTCAAATCCGTACTCCCTAGCTTCAGTGGAGCAGGGGACGGCGCGAACATAGCAACGAGTGCATTCGATATCCTCGAGTCTTCTATCCGTCTACTCTCAACTGGCCTCTTCCAGCTCTCCCAGTTCATCGAGAACCATCAGCAGGGAGTCGGCCGGCTCGTCCTCGCACTCGGTGCCGCCGTCACCGCATATAAAGGCGTGACAACCGCAATCGGGCTGGGAAAGAGCACTATCGAATCCTACAACACCGCTATGGGCGCCATTTCGTCGGCCAAAGACACCGTCTTGGGCGTAGCCGAAGGATTCAAAATGCTAACCAGCGGAGCAGGCTCCGCCCGAGAAATCGCAGAACTCGGAAGGAACTACCAGCTGGGTGCAACCGCCGCCTCCGTCTACGAGGTCGCAGTCCGCGCAGCAGCTGGAGCACAAACCGCCTTCAACACCGCCGCCGCAAACATCGCAGGCAACCTCTCCAAAGCATTTGGTCTGATGAAGGCTAATCCCTTTACCTCTCTGGTCGGTGCTATCGGCATCGTAGCAGGTGCGCTCGTCTACTTCTTTACTCAGACGGAGACTGGGCGCGCCGCGTGGGAATCGTTGATGCAGGCTATCCAGCCCGCGCTGAACACGATTTTGCCCCTTATCGGACAGCTGGGCGAGAAGCTGGTTCAGTCGCTTCAGCCGGCACTCCAAATCATAATGCCTGCGCTGCAGCGATTTGCGGAGATGGCCGGCCAGGTCTTTAGCCAGGTCGTCCAATCTGTCCAGCCGGTAATTGAGCGCCTCATTCCTCTAATCGGCAGCGCTATCCAGGCTCTGCTACCGATTCTGGGGCAGATGGGTGCAGCGCTGATGGAATCACTCGGACAGATTGGTCAGCATCTTGCACCGCTGCTCCCGATGATTGTCCAGTTCGGCACCCAGATTATGCAGGCGCTCGCTCCGGTGGGGGAGCAGCTGATGAATCAGCTTGTTCCTGCGCTCGCTCAGTTGGGGGCTGCGGTCATGGCGATGCTCCCGCAAATCATGGATATTTTCCGGCAGCTGGGCGAGATGTTGCTCCAGTTGGTGCCGGTGTTCGGGCAGATTGTGGCGGCTGTCGTGGATTTGGGTACTCAGGTCCTTGCCGCGCTCATGCCTGCAATCCAGGGCCTTCTTCCGGTGCTTGCGGCAATCGTAGGCGCCGTTGCGGGAGTCGTGGTTGTCCTGGTGACCTCGCTGATCCCGGTATTCGCCTCCGTGGTGCAGGCAATCGTCCCTCTCATCACAACGCTGATTGACATTCTAGTGCCCGCTATTCAGGCGGTCTTGAACGTGGTCACGACCGTGGTGCAGGCAATCGTCCCGATTGTCCAGGGTGCACTCAACATCATCGTGGGCATCATCAAGACGGTGACAGCAATCATCAAGGGTGATTGGTCTGCCGCATGGGAGGGCATCAAGCAGATTCTCTCCGGCGTCTGGGAAGTCATCAAGGGCATTGTCGTTGGCGCAATCAACATTGTCAGCTCCATCATCACGAACGCTGTGAACCTGATTCGCAGCATCTGGGACGCCGCTTGGAATGGAATCGGACGCATTGTCTCGACCATTTGGGAGGGCATCAAGAACGGCGTGGCTGCCGGCATCAACACCGTGGTAGGGTTCTTCCGCTCGATGGGCTCTGACATCCTCGGTGTGGTGCGTGGCATCCCTGGCCAGATGATATCTATCGGTCGTGACATCGTGGGAGGCATCGCCGCGGGCATTCGTAACGCCGCCGGCGCGGTGATGGACGCCGCCCGCAGTGTAGTCAACGCACTGCCTGACTTCGTGAAGTCGGCCCTGGGCATCCACTCACCGTCCCGCGTCATGCGTGACCAGGTGGGCGTGTGGATTCCCGCGGGTATCGCCGCCGGTATCGACAAGACAGCCGACATGGCTGTGGATGCGGTGCGGTCGATGACGGACGCTGCTGTTGAGGCCGCACAGGATGGGATGGGTTCTCTCTCGATGGCGCTCACCCCCGGCGCTGTCAGTGGCGGGTTCAATATCGGTGGAGTTACCGCTGGTGTGGGGCGTGCTTCGGCGCGTGCTACTGCGGCGGCCCCTGCTGCTGGTGGGGCATTGCATGTACATGTGAACGCTGGTGAGGAAATGGCTCCCGAGCGATTCGGTCGGCGTGTTGGTGAGGCTCTGTCGCACCAGCTTAGCGGTTTGGAAGGAGCGCTGCTGTGATAGGTAAGGACGGGCTCCGCGTGGAGCTGACCGGGGCGCACGGCTCCCTGGTACTCACAACCTTTGAAGAGCCGGCAGGAGACTTGGAAGTGTGGGTAACCGACCTGGCAGGCTGGGTCGGCGGCGTTGGGGTTGAATCTGATGATGCACAGCGCAAACTCCGGCACGGCATGGTTCACGCCCCGGCACGCCGTACCGGCCGCACACTCACGCTCAAAGGCAGCGCTGTGTCGAACACAGGCGTACAGGTACGCGAGCTTGCCGACAGGTTCGTTTCATCCCTGCTGTGGGATGGACACCTCGGCACGCTCCGGGTCGCCACGGACACACTCGACCTAACGGGAGAGGTCCGGCTGGATGGGGACGTGAAGGTAGAGTTCCTTGGGGACTCCGCCTTTCTATTTGAGGTGCCACTCTTTGCACCCGAGCCGTGGCTGTACGGGGTGCCGCGCACCTATCAGCTTTACCCAGCCGGCGCGGGGGTTGGTTTGCGATTCCCGCTTTTCTACCCCGAGCAACCCACACGCGGCGTGCTCTCGTTTGGCTCGCAGGCCCCGATGACAACCTCGATTGTAAACGAGGGCAACGTGGATGCCTACCCGATCTACACAGTGCGTGGGGATTGGTCTAGCGGGTTCCGCATCACTGCCGAGAACCGGGTTATCGAGTACCCGTACGCGGTATTGGCAACCGCGCCAGTCACAATCGATTGCGCCCGGGGCAGATTGCTGATTAGTGGCGTGGACAGGACAAGTGAGCTGGTGTCGCGCGAGTGGCATAAAATCCCGCCGCGTGCCGGGTTCGTGCCGGTTGTGCAGGCGCTCGCTCCTGCGACCGGTTGGGTCGATGTAACCGCACGCTCAACATACATTTAGGAGAGAACATATGAGTGTTGGTTTTGGAATGGCGCCGGACGCGCAGGGGAACGGAACCACCCCTGACGACCTGCAGGCGGTACTCGCGGCGCAGTACCCCGAGCCGGGCATTATCTCCGGCTGCACGGTGAGCACCCGCTCCAGCATGGAATACGTCATCGCCCCGGGCGCAGTCGTGGTACATATCGCGCCGAGCCGCGCGGTGCTGGTGCCGGTGGTCGGGCAGACCATCACCACGCGTCCAGCGCCAGCGACCGGCGCTCGCACCGACTACGTTTACGTGGAGCAGCAGACCCAGCCCGTGAACGGATCCATTAGCGCGAGAGTCGCGGTCGGCACCCAGGTGCCGGACAATGCGGTTGTGATCTCCAAGCGCGAGATTAAGGCGGGTATGACTGGCACGAACGCAGCACCCGAGACCGCCAACGTGACGTTCGCCCGCCCAATCGGCGGCACCCTCGGTGTGCTGTTCTCCCACAAGACCGAGACGGATACGGTGCACGACAAGACGGACGGTGAGATCACGCGCGGAAAGGGCATGTTCTTCCTGCCCACCGACCGCACCCTCGATATTCGGCTCACCTCGTCCATCTCAAGCGTCGCCGCCAACGTTGCGAAGGGGACACTCTCCACCTCCGCAGCTTCCAGCTCCCCGTCCGACCGTGGCAGCGTGAACTACGACATTTACATTGACAACAAGTTGGTGCTACGGCGCGAACGAGTTTTCACCAATGTATGGGACACCGTCGATTATTCGGACGTGGTGGTGCTGCCGAAGGGTTCGCACACGATTCACTACACCGTGAGCCTGCGTGTGTGGGGTTGGGAGAAGTGGACCACCCGCTATGAGGGCTTCGGAGCGAAGTACCCCTCGGATGTTCTGCGGGTTATCGATATGGGCGTGGCGAAGGAGTAGCTGTGGGGTTCATGCTGTACTGGCTGGATACGGTGACCGGTGCGGTCGGTTCCCCCATCCAGGACGTGACCGCTTGCTCCTGGGCGATCAGCCTAAATAAGGTCGAGGAGCTAACCTTCACGATCCCGAAGCGGAGCCTGGCAGGGCACCAACGCACAACCTATGAGCCGCTCACAGGCGGCGTGCTCCTCACCCACACCGGGCAGGACGGCACCGAGTACCCGCTTATTGCCGGCCCCATCATCGATTGGGGCACCGAAACCGGAACAAACCTGGAACTCAAGTGCGCGGGTGTGCGTGAGCTGTTCGAGCGACGCACCATCTGGGACACCCTAACCTACAAGACCATGAGCCTGGGCGAGATTGCCTGGGCTCTTGCTGTTCACGGCATGAACCGTCCCGGTGGCGGACTGCCGGTGGTGCACGGCGTGCAGGGTGGGCTCGGGGCGCAGACCCGAGAGCGCACCTATGAGCGGTGGAACGTCGCGAACAACCTCATCGGCAAGCGCTGGAGCGAGCTGTCGGCGGTGATTAACGGCCCCGATATTATGCTGCGCCCCCGTTGGAAGAGTGAGGCGCACACTCATATTGAGTGGGTGTTCATGCACGGGGTTGAGGAATACCCGTTCATCGCGCAGGAGTTCACGCCGGACTTCGATACAACCGCGATCGCCGCAGCCGACATTGAGGTGAAGGTGACCTCCACGGGCAAGGACATCACGCACCGCATCTGGTGCACCGGCGCAGGAGAAGGCGAAGGAACCGCCATCGCCTGGGCGGAGAACCTTACTCAGGTGTGGCGCGACCGTGCGCCGTTTGTGGAGGGCATCATCACCGATGCAGACCAGGCTGACACGTTCGTGCTGAAGCAGAAAGCTGAGGGCGCTTTAGCAGCGCGGGCAAAGATGATTGACCAGGTCACCATCGAGATGGGCACCGACAGACTCGGCGCACCGCTCGGATCGTGGTTTGTGGGCGATACCGCCACCGTAACCCTGGCAGGCTGGCTGTCGGTGCCAGATGGGACGCGGCAGATGCGCATCATCAAGATGACCGGCAGCCTCGCCGGGTTGGTGACGCTGGATTTCCAAGAAGCATCCTGGCAATAAAAAGACAAGGGAGGCAACCGGTGGTTGATTATATTGACCAGCGCCCCACACCCGCGCAGGCGGTGGACACGCTACGTGCGCAGCTCATCAGGGCGCGCACGCCTGCGTCCACGCCGCACGGTATTAAAATCGCGCGCCAGAACGAAGCGACCCTGTACCTGGATTCCACCGGTTCGGCGCGCCGCTGGGACGGAGACACGCTCGCGAACTTCGATGAGCGCCTGTCCGAGGCAGGCAAAGTCGTAGCGCAGGCACGACAAACCCTTCAGAAGGCCGAGCATGGTCTGGTCGAGGCGGAGTCCCGTATTCAGGCGGTGGAGCAGCAGACCAGTAAAGACGCCATCACCAAAAAGGCGGTGGCGGGGCTTAAAAGTTTGTCGGAGCCGTGGATTGGGCGGGACATGATTGTGCCCGGCAGTATCGATGTGCGGCGTTTGAACGTGACGCAGGAGTTGGCCGCGCAGGTGGTGCGCGCGATGAGTGCGGAGACGAAGAATCTGGTGGTGACCGAGGACGCGATTTTGAACCGGGCCACGATTATCGAGGGGCTGGTGACTTCGAAGGTCGCGGCGAAACTCGTAACGAGCGGTCTACTCCAGACGACGGAGGCGGAGCGGCGCGGCCTGAAAATCAACTCGTCCGGCATCACCGCATACAACCACTTGGGTGAACAGACTGTAAAGATTGACGCCAATGGCATGGAGAACGAGTTCCGCGGCACATTCCACACCTCCGACAAATCCAAGCCCGGCCTCTCGATTTACACCACCCCCGGTCGCGGCCCAGCAGGGAGTATAGACTCGGTCATCGAGATGCGCACCGGCGCGAGCAATGCCGCTACACCCTCGGGTGTGGTCCGCATGAACCCGCAGGGCGCGCTCACCCTCGGTGTGCAGCCCTCGGGTACGAACCCCGCCGATGTGAAGGGACTCGTGGTGCTCCCTGACGGAGATGTGACCGTGCAGGGGCGCATGATTATGAACCAGGGCATGTACCTGCGCACCCTCATTGAGCAGTCCGAGACGACTATCTTCATCGCGGTTGGGCCGCTGGAGATCCCGCGCCACTCTGCGGTGCGGCGGCGCATCACGTTCCGTGAGCAGGTGCAGCTCCCTGTGGTGGTTACGCAAGCCGGCAACTCGATCTGGCCGATTGTGTCGAACGTCTACTCAAGTTCCAGAAACCACGTTGAGGTGATTGTGCACAACGTGACGAATGAGCTCATCCGGGATGCGTGGGTGGATGTCGTCATCCTGCCCATCAAACGATAAGGAGAAACGAAGTGACTTTGGAGCAGTGGCAGGCTAAAGCCTTGTACCTTCAGGAAGAAAACGAGAAGCTGCGACGTGAGCTGCTGGATGAGCGGATTCTTGCCGGTGTCATCAGGCTAGAATCACCCGAGCCCACCCCGGCACCTGATCCGGAGCCGGTGGTGAGTGAAGTTGTAAACCCGGGCGAGCTGGTAGGCGATGAGCTCTAAAATCGAGGTGAACTTCGGCAAGACAGGGTACCCGCCCGGTACTACCGGCGCCGTTGCGTTCATCCCCTCCCACCCTGGCGTCGAGTCCGGCACTGCCGAGACGACCGGGTGGCTCGGGGCAGGGCAGCAACTCTATGATGATGCCACCGAGACGGGCATGGTTGAGCTGTCGGTGCCAGAATCGGGGGCGGTGTCCTACGACGTGGTCGCTTACCTCAAAGACGGGGATGGAGTGATGCTGGAAGGGCAACCCGTGCAGCGTCTCACCATCCAAGCCGGAGACGGCATTGTGACGCTGCAGGACGCGCCGCTGCTCGTCCAGGCAGGGGAGACCGTCACGACGCATACCTACGCGCGGCCCTCCTGGGCGTCCGTGCCGGTCGAGCATCCGCAACCCGCGCCGGTACCGCGCCCGGACAAGCCCGGCAGTGATGACGGGGGGCATGTTGCCCCGCCGGCACCTACGGTACGTCCTATCCTGGACATGTCCGAGGTCCGCGACTATGTAGACAAGCAGCAGCGCATTTTGGATGCGAAGCGCTCCTACCGGGCACGGATGCGCTCGATCGTGCCGCCCACCTATTTTTACCCCGACTACTGGAAGCCTGTCGCGGAGCAGAATTGGCACACCATGGCGCAAGCTGCCGAAGTTTGCCCGTTCCTCATCATCAACCCCGCGTCTGGCCCTGGAGAAGGCCCCGGTTCCCCGCAGTACAAAGATTTCACAAACCAGCTCAAGCTCAACAGGGGCGAATATGGGCAGAAAATCTACGGCTACGTGCGGACGGGTGCATCGATTGGGCAGCCGCGCGACCTGGAGACCCTGTTTGACGAGGTTCGCAAGTACATCGACTGGTACGACGTAGACGGCATCTTCTGGGACGAGGCGTATAACGGTTGGGGTGACCAGGCAGGCAAGGAAGAATTCCACCACCGCATCGCCGACAGGTTCAATGCCCTGTACCCGTGGATGCCCACGATTGTAAACTCCGGCGCGAACACCACAGCTGGAATGGTCGGCACGGGCTGGCACATGATGACCTTCGAGAACGAGGCATCCCTGTACCTGACTGATAAGTATCTTGTGCAGGAGCACTATAAGGGGCAGCCGAGGCAAATGTTCTGGCACTGCATCCACGACATCACGGGGTTTGAGCAGGCGGTGCAGGTGCTACGCCTGGCGGACACCCTGAACGTGGGCATCCTTTATCTGACGGACGACACTATCTGGGAGATAAAGAACGGAGTGCGTTCCAGGACAGCGAACCCGTACGACCGGCTGCCTGCCGCATGGCTGTGGAGATTGCAGATTGCATGGGCGAAGGGTGAGCTGGACGATTACCTCACCCAGGTTGATATTCAGCGGCAGAACCTCGCCGTGCTCCAGTCTGCGGGGGCACCGGCGGAGACAATCACTGCTGCAAGGTTGAAGATCCAAGCGATGACAGGAGGAAACTAGCATGGGTGTGAGTGACACCGTGAGCGAGTCCGGTTTCGTGCCCGCTTATGGGCTGGTGACGGCGAAGTTCGTGACGCACCAGCGCTCGCCGGGTAGTGAGACGGATGGTGTACCGGTGCAGGGGCGTGTGGTGTTTACCCCGACGACGCGGGTTGCGGATGCTGGGACCAAACGCGTGTTTGTTCCTGCGCCGGTGACTGGTTGGCTGCGTGACGGGGTGCTCTGGGACGCGCCGCGCGGCGGGAACCAGGGGGTGCGCCTGATGGCTCCGAGTCCGGGGGCGGTGCCTTCTGAATGGGGGTACCGTGTGGAGGCACAGCTGCGGGATGTAGCGGGGTGCGCCGCGTCGCTACCGTACCCGTGTATTTATGTTCGCGCGGGGGAGACGCTGAACTTGGCGGCGGTCGCCCCCGCCGGTGCGGAGAGCACGATTCCTGCGCCGGTACCGGTGAAGGGTGACCCTGGTGAACGTGGTGAGCGTGGAGAGCCCGGCCCCAAGGGCGACCCTGGTGAACGTGGTGAGCGTGGAGAGCCCGGCCCCAAGGGCGACCCTGGCGAGCGTGGTGACCGTGGTGAGCGGGGAGAGCGTGGAGAGCAGGGCCCTAAGGGTGAACCTGGCGAGCGTGGCCCCAAGGGTGAACCTGGCGGGCTGGACGCGGAAGCTGCCGCACTTGTGCAACGCCTCGCCTCCGGGGCAGCCCCGCGCGATACTGGCTGGCGACGCGAAGAGTCCCCAGCTCTCGCCGCCGGAGCTCTTTTCTACCGTCGCGTCGGAGACTGGTGCATCATCGCCGCCCGCGGCGGTCCCTGGGACACCATCACTGTCCACGACCGCCCCGACATCCCAGATTTGAATTACCAAGACAGGGGCGAAAAGATTCGTCTCAGCAACAACGTCCCACCCGGGTGGCAATCCAACAATCCTGTACTAGCCCCCGTGGTCACAGACACGGGAGAACCCCGAGGTATCATTCTCCTCCACACAAGGGGCGACGGGAATCGTATCACCTGGCGCCGCGGGACCCTTGACCTTTCCCCACAAAACCGCAGCAACTTGCGGTGTGGCCTGCTCATCTACCCAGCCTCCGACCCGTTCCCGACCGTACTACCAGGCACCCCCGCCTAAACGTGGCGCGGGAACACCAAAAAAAATTATTCACTTAGAAAGGACAGTAACCAGACATGGCTACCATCGCACAAGAACTCGCAGCATCCCAGGACGCCGACCTGCTCAAGCGCGCCACCCAGGCCGCCCAGCGCCAGCGCATCCCCAACGCACAGTACTCCGTCGAGGCAAACATCGGACTGCTCGTCTCCCTGCCCGCCGGGGCAGGCTCCACCCAGACCATCGCAGACGAACACGCCTACGCCGTCACGGAGCATGCCAAGGCTGTGGCTGCACTAGATGAGGCACAGGCCGAGCTGAATGCCAAGCGTGCTGCGCTCGCTTCCCCTGGTGCGGACCCGGCCCGTGTGACGGATGAGTACATCATGCACGCCATTGGGGTTCTCTTCAAGGCGCCGAACGCCGCAGAAACCATCGCCGCGGGAGAGTAAGCGAGGGTATAGTGCCAGAGATTCCCCGCATTGGGCACCCGGTGCTGGACGGCATCATCCAAGTCGTCGTCTCAGTCGGAGCCGTGCTCTTCTCCCTGCTGATTGTCTGGCTTAAGTGGGGTGCCCCGCAATGGGAGCGTCTGAACTCCAAGGTGCGCTCCATCAAGGAGCAGACCAACAATAGCCATGAGACGAACCTGCGCGATGACCTGGATAAGGTTCTTGAGCAGGTGGAGCAGGTGAGCGAAGCGCTGACACAGATGCAGGGAGAGACGAATACCGCCCTGCAGAACGTGGTGAAACGCTTGGATACCATCGCCGAGGACTTTACTGCATCTCGTGCCGAGCACGCCGATTTTCGGCGAGATATTGGCGGGCTGCGGGATGAGATGCGGCATGCGCGTAAGCGCCATGATGCCAGCGAGGACAGGATTACTGCCATCGAAACACGGGGTGCACGAATGGAAGATTAGCCCACATGGGGCTTCCAAACTGCCCGAGCAGGGTTCAAAGTTGCCGCGCTAGACGGCATATATTTGGTGGAGAGGCAGGCATCCCAACCGCGAGATGTCTGCCTCTCCTTAATTAATAAGGAGTAACGATGAGGTATCTTGTCGAAGTTGTTGAACAGGTACCGGAGGCTGTGGAGGTTCAGAAGCAGTCGCCGGCTAAGCACCGCACGGTGGATGTTGTTGCGGCTGGGGCAGACCCGACCGGTGCAGTAGATTCGACTGCGGTAATCAACAGCGCTATTCGCCGTGTTCATGAGGCTGGCGGCGGCACCGTTCACCTGCCCGCAGGTAGCTATAAGGTGTCCGCGCCGTTCATTGAGTTGCTGGGCGGTGTGCATCTGCAGGGTGCGGGTCGCGAGTCGACCATCATCTTTGCTGACACTGGTGCCGGCTCGGAGCAGAAGACGGCAATTATCCACGCGGGCACCTGGCTCACCCCGCGTATCGGCAAGGACAATCTGCTGATGGGTGTCTCTGACCTCTGGATCAAGAGCTCGCATCCTCACCCATCACACGTCTCATCGGCGACCCCGCGGCCCGGTCAGGACGGCATGCACCCGAATATTGGCGGCATCCTCCTGAACACCGAGCTGGGAGATACCCCTCCGGAGCCTGACGGCGCCCACCACATCGAGAACGTCCTCATCTGGGACACCTCGTTTGGTGTGGCTGTACTGGGCTTGGATGACCAGGGGTGTCAGCTGCGAAATATTCGTGTCCGCCGAACTCTGGGGCCTGGCGTCGTCATTGGTAAGTCGCCGGAGCACATCACCTCGGTGACGGCTGGTCGCCGTGAGATTGGCGCAGCAGACAACATTCTCGATTGTGTAGACGTATCGGGTGCGAATATTGCAGGTGGTACTAATGCTGGCTTCGAAATCTACGCCACCAATACCACCCTGACCGCATGTAAGTCCTGGTATAACCGCCGCTCGATTCACGGGGCAGAGGGGCGACCCGGCGGCATCTGGGACACCTCCAACATGCACCGCTTCACCGCCGCCGGCGCCGGCTTCTTCGTCCGCGGTGGCCGCAACATCATCGCCTCATGCACCGCGCAGGAGAACGGTGGTCATGGTTTTGTCCTTGTCGGCCATTCCTCGCAGGTCACCGGATGCCGCAGCGCCTCCAGTTCTTGGCACGACTGCGTCAGCGGTGAAGCCAAGCCCGCAGAGGCCGCGGATTTCTTCGTCACAAACTGGGCACACCACCTCATCTTCTCGAACAACATTGCGCAAGCAGAGTACAAGGGCAAGACCCCCCGCTACGGCTTCGCCATCGAGAAGTGGGCACACGACATCAGCGGCACCTCAAACATGACCGTGGACATCCCCACCCCGCACCGCGCCACCGACATGGGCGTGGCAGTGAAGCTGGAAATCAACACCAACACCATCAATTAAGGAGACATTGTGCAGTACACCGACATCACCGAATACAACGCCACTTCGTTCACCGAGGCAAACCGCACCATCGACGACATCGACACCATCGTTATCCACCACTGGGGCAACGACGGTCAGCGCTTCGAGGACGTGTGTAATTTCTTTGCCAGCGGCCCCGGCACCTCCGCCCACTTTGTGGTAGAGGCAGGCCGTTGCGCCCAGCTTGTCGAGATTAAGGACATCGCCTGGCATGCAGGCAACTGGGCGGCAAACCAGCGTTCGATTGGTATCGAGTGCCGCCCCGAGATGAGTAACGAGGACTTCGAAACCGTCGCCCAGGTAATCGCTGATCTGGAGACTTTCTATAACAAGTCCTTCTACGTGCACGGCCACAAGGATTTCTTCAATACTGCCTGCCCCGGCCGCTGGTACGACGAGCTCGACCGCCTTATCGACCGCGTCAACGCAATCAAGGAGGGCAAGGTCGAGCGTGGCATCGAGGGCGTCCCCGCGCCGCTGGGCAAGGAAGAGGTATCGGCACTGCGTGCATCCTGGGAGAAGCTGCAGAACGCTGTAGACGAGCTCGGCAAGGAGATCGATAATGCGTAACCTATCTCGCCGCCAGTATGCGGCCCTCCGCAAGGTGTCGTATGCGCTCGGCCCGTCGCTTTCTGCAGTGCTGGTTGCCTTCGGCATCTGGACGAGTGACCAGGCGGCGGTAGTTGCCGGTGTTGTAACTGCGATTTTGCCGAACATCCTCGCCTTCTTCAATACCGACCCGGGCATGTATGAAGATGCCGTCGACGATGTATCTGCGGAGCCTGGCCGCTCTGCTGAAAGTGGCGAGTAAATAGCGACTAGGCAGGGTTTTACCCCTTGAGTCCCGCGGAATATAAGGGAAGTTAGCCCGTCTGGTAAACAAGGCTTTCTAGTGTGAGAGCGCACACGTAACAGGTGTGCAAACTATATGAACCCCCGTATTTCCTCTAGCTGACTAGGGGAAATGCGGGGGTTCTTCTTTTTTATCCAGGGTCTAATACTGGTTCATTTTCGGGGTTTGCTGGTTTCAAAGTGGCGAGTAAATGGCGACCAAATTACGCCCCCGCCAGCCCCTCTAACACGTCAGCAAAGACCGCCTGCGACTGCCGAGCCACATACGCCGATAGAGTCTGCGCCTCGGACGCATGACCAAGCTGCAAAGATGCCTCCGCAATACCCAATCTCTCATCCAGGAAAGTGGCAGTGGTCTTGCGGAGCACATGCCAGGTCACCCACTCCAACTCAGAGCCCCTCACCGCCCGCATCAGCCAGTTACGCGCCGAGTTATAGGCAAGTGGAGCCCCGCCCTGCTCAAACACGAACACGGCACCTTCACGGGCCTCTGAATGGCGTCTCCGCAGGACATCAAGAACAAACCGCGGCACCTGCAGGGTCCGCGGCTCATGCGTCTTTGTATCCGCCTGCCAGCCCTTACCTTGAATCAACGTGCCACGAACCGTCACCGTGCCAGAGTCCAGATCCACATCCTCCCACCGCAAGCCGGCACCTTCACCCCAACGGCAGCCCGTGCCGAGTAGAATATCCACGAGGTCAGGCATCCACCCGTCATAGGTCGGGGTAGACTCCAACGCAGCCACCAGCGACCGAAGAACCCTCGTCTGCTCCAGATTAAGCGCTCGCACCTGCTTCTTCTTGCCCCTAACCGTGCGAGTCGCCAACACAGGATTATGAGGTAGAGCTCCGAGACGCACAGCCTCATCCAGACACATCTTCAAAACCAAGCGCTGATTGTACCGACTAGTCGGAGCCTTCACCGAGGCCAGGTAGGAATCGAGGCGACCAGCCGTCACCTCACTCAGACGCAACGAGCCCAAAGCCCCGGCAACCTGCCCAGCCCACAATGTGTAATTACGCAAGGTGTTCAACGCCAACCCATCATCAAGACCAGACACCCATTTGTCTAGAGCCTCCCTAAGCGTCGTCGCAGAGGACAGCTCAGCACCAGCCACAGGCAGATTCGACAACTTCAACTTCACACGATGCTCAGCCGCCGCACGAGTAGGCCCCTGCGCCGTCACCTCACGCCGCACACCGGCACTATCGCGAAAATAGACACGAGCCTTCCAGCGCTTCGGTTTGATCCGCCGAGCCATAATCTTTCCATGAGAACCAATCGGAAGAGGGTCCCTAACCACCCGCTTCTCCTTTCACTTGCGCTCGCCCGCAGGTGACGCTAAACTCGGTCATCTCGTTCGAGCATTCCTTCAGCATGGACTGCACAGGAACCGCCCCGTCTACTGCCGGATACAGTAGGTGGGGCGGTTATCTTTTTGCCCAAAACCGCCGCACGACACGCCGACACCTTGAGACTCTTGCCGCAATCGCCGCATGACGCTACACTACTTCGGCAATAACCGATAACTACGAGGCGGAACCTGCAAGGGCGAGCTGAGTCGGTATCTTCTTGTTGTGTGAGTGAACTGCATCAGCGGATACAATAAGCGCTTATTTCTCCTTACATTGATTGATGATGCACAGACGGGGCGGGCTGGATTAGCTATCCAGGCCGCCCCGTTTGCTGTGCTCCCAAAGCCAAGCAGAGAGGATACGCTCAGTCACCTCAAGCTCAGCCGCCGCAGCAGGCAAAGAATCAGGAGCCACCGCCAGAGCAGTCTTCACGGCATGTGGCTGCAGGAGCCAGCCGGCGGCTATGGTGTCGGCGCGGCGCTCGCGTTTGGTGGAGGCGATATCGTCCAGCAGGGAGTGTTCGTCTCCGTTGATTGCGTGGGCGAGCTCGTGGGCTATGACGCATCGTCGCTGACGGTGTAGGAGCCCGGGGGCGGTGAGTATGGTTCGGGTCTGCTCATCCCAGAGGGCGAGCGTGCCCGCCGGCGGTTGGGCTTCGATGATGCGGATACCCAGGGACGCGGCGTGGCGGTATGGATCGTATGTATTTGCTGTTGAAGTCATGAGAAGTTAGTGAATAGGGGGTAGCTTAGTTAGGCTCCGGCAGGGTCTTCAGTAATGACCGTATCGGCAGGGTGTGCGGCAAGCGTGTACCCTGCCTGCGCTGCCTGCTCGGCACGTGCCAAAATCTGCGCCGCCAGCTGGGCATCCGTAAGGGGAGTGGCTGCTTTTTCTCGCATTGCGTTGTCAGCAGCAGAGATAATGACCGTCATATCAACGTTGAGTGCAGCACTGATGATTTTGAGGTCACGAATGGGGAGTGAGCCTTCTGACCGATATACAGATCGACTGAGTTTACTCTTGGAGATGCCAGTTTTTGCGGCTAGGGACAACAGGTCTTCGCCGCGCCGAACCATCCATACCTTGATTTCTCGATTTACCAGGTCATTGAAGGCTTCTGCCTTGGATTGCAGGTCTTTAATGTCTGTCATGGGAACAGTCTACAAGACTTCTAAAAAAAATTCCTGTTTCAGGTTGCACATTCCAAAAAACAGGAATATGCTAGTTGCATACCAACGAAAGGAGGCGCTGGGATGCAGAAGGAAACCTTCAGTAAAAACATGCGAATGGCCCTAGCAATGAAAGCTCAGACGCAGCATAGTCTAGCCATAGAATCAGGGCTTCACCCTAGCCGCATTAGCGCAATTGCCACAGGTAAAGCCGACCCTCGCATCACTGAAGCGTGGAAGATTGCAGAAGCTCTGCAAGTGCCCGTCACTTGGCTTTTTGAAGACCATGTTGCGGACCTGGACACTACTGTCTAATTTTTTTGCCAACCATTCCTAAATTTAGGATTTGTTCCTAGAAAAGGAACAGGACGTGCTGACTATCCCCGATAACGCGCTCACGGTCTGGAGCCCGGAAGAGCTTGCCGACAACCTCGGTATCTCGCCACGAACCCTAGCCGCTTGGCGTAAAGCCCGGACAGGCCCCGCATACATCCGAAGCGGGGGACGCATCTACTACACCAGTGCAGCAGTGACGGCATGGCTTTCAACCCTCCCCGTCACCCACACCACCAACTGAGGAAACACCAATGAACACCCCCGAAACCCAGAGGCCCACCCGCCCCCGGTTCTGCTCCGACGAAGCCATCCAGGAAATGTACAACATCATTGATGACTTAGCCCTCTACGCAAAAGACCGT